GACCCCACAGACACGAACTACCCCAGCGACGACGAACGCTTCGAACTCATTCCCACCACCATGACACTCGAACAGTGCCTCTCGTGGACCCAAGACTTTCCATCATCCCCCATATTCGCACCACCGGAATCCTACCCCGACTTCGTCAAGCGCCAGACACAATATGCGTCCTACCGCAACGACGTTATAAGCCGTCGTGACAAACTCAAGCGTGAACTGAACCAGCTGACCATACCTCCCATCCCGGTAGGGGACGACATTGCCGCTGCCATCAACTGGATCCAGACCACTGGCAAAACTCCTCTGGAGTACCTGACCACCGTATACCGAGACACTGCCCAGCAGACGGGACATCGCATATCGGCTGCCGCCAAGCTGATGGAATACATTCATCGCCGTCTCCCAGCATCCGTCGATCCTGCAACCGCTACCGTCTCCACCAAGTCCTTCGACCCTGCTGCCATACGCGCCCTCAGCGAAAAGGAGCTCGTTGCCCTTGAGAAACTGCTCGACAAGATGAAGTGACATGGCGCTGATTCTCCCGCCGTCACCGGACGCCCCCAAAAAGCGAGGTCGCCCTCCCAAACTCGCCACCTCCATACCCGCGCCCACCGACTCACCTCCCAAGTACCACAGCGTTCTTCGCGACGCCGTTAAAGAGGCTCGGTTAGCGAAGGCGGCGGAAGTTTCCCTCATATCGTTTGCCGAACAAGCCTTCCCCATTATTGAACCTGGTCTCCAATTCCGTAACAACTGGCACCTGCGAGCGATTGCTGAACACTTGGAGGCCGTATCCTCCGGCGAAATCTCCAATCTCGTAATAAATATTCCTCCCGGCTGTATGAAGTCCATCCTCGTCAGCGTCGCATGGCCGGCATGGGAATGGATACGCAATCCCGAACTGCGTTGGATGGGAGCGTCGTATGGAATCGAACTCGCCATCCGCGATGCCCAGAAGTGTCGAGACATCATCACGTCTGAATGGTACCAGCGCTACTGGCCCAGCATACAACTCCGCGCCGGTGACGATCAGAAGACGAAATACTCCCTCACCTCCGGCGGATGGCGAATGGCGACCTCAGTCGGCGGACGAGCGACAGGTGAACACCCAGACCGGAAGATAGTCGATGATCCGACCTCCGCATCGCAAGCAGACTCAGAAGCAGAGCGCGAGACCGCCAACCGCTGGTTCACACGCACACTATCCACTCGCGGAGAAAGCCGTGGCGCCAGAACCGTCGTCGTCATGCAGCGACTTCATGAGAACGACCTCACTGGACACATACTCTCTGAACTTCACGACTACGAACATCTTTGCTTGCCGATGGAGTATGAGTCTCACACCAAACGCAAGACAACTTCCATAGGATGGGAAGACCCTCGCACGACGGAAGGCTCGCCGCTCTGGCCTGAGATGTTCCCTGCCGAGTCCGTCACGAAACTCAAACGACTTCTCGGCGAGTATGGTACTGCTGGGCAACTGCAACAACGCCCAGCTCCTGCCGGAGGTGGTATTCTGAAAGTCGACCACTTCCAAATGTGGCCAACCAAAGACGAACTCCCTCTTTTCGAATACGTCGTACAATCCTACGACTGCGCGTTTACCGAACGTACATCTGGCGACCCTACAGCATGCACCGTATGGGGAGCGTTCACCCACAAAGGTGTCAAAGGCGTCATGCTCCTCGATGCATGGTCAGATTACCTTGGCTACCCGGCAATGCGCGCCAAAGTCATCGCTGAGTGGCACTCCATATACGGCAAGCGGGATCAAAAGAGTCAGAAGAAAGCAGACGTCGTGCTCGTTGAGGAGAAAGCCTCCGGTCAGTCTCTCCTACAAGACCTTCGCCAAGCGCAGATACCTGCCATACCGTACAATCCCGGACGCGCTGACAAAATCAGCCGCGCACACATTTGCGCTCCCATACTTGAACTTGATGTCGTGTGGATACCAGAATCCAAGAAGAATCCCGGCGAGTTCGTCAGCTGGGCAAAGCAATTCGTACTCCAGTGTGAGCAATTCCCCAACGCCGAACATGATGACTACGTCGACACCGCCACCCAAGCCCTCATTCTTCTCCGCGACCAAGGGCGTTTCGAACTTCAACAAGCCGAGCCTGATTTCGAAGAAGACGATCACGATTACGTGAAGAATCCTATCCATCGTGTGAACCCTTACGCGCAATAAGACTAAGCTATAATATTCGCCATGGGACTACCAACAGGACCTCTGGCGTATTGGCTGAACACAGCAAAGAAACTCGTCGCACCTGTCGAGGGGCGCATTACCCACAACGCTTGGATAAAGAATCCCGAAAACGCCGCCAAACTCGGCGTCACCGTTGAAGAAGCTGCCAAAGCCCATCCAGACCTCGTGACCATACGCCAGTTAGGCAGAAACACCGATATCAATCCGATGGCTGAAGGCGCGATGACTGACGCGCAACTCAAAGCTATCAGCGAAATGGTGCAGCGCCTTGAACTGAATCCCGCAACCAAGGTTCGCGTTGGTGATTCTGTTGGTAATTTGTACGAAAGCCCTTCCATGATGGACTTTCTTGGAGTTGGGCGCGTCAAAGATCTTCCTCAAGGATACGGTAAAGGCGGTCCTGTGAAGATGAGTAAGGGTGGGGAATTCAACTTCGCCGATCCCAAACACCGTCAACGAGAAGACGAGTGGGAAAGGTTAAAAGCTTCCGCAAACTCCTCATCCATGACAGAAGGCCGCGCTGCGAAACCAGTAAATCCCGACTTGATCAGCAACTCACTATTTGCGGCACCGTTGATGGCGGCCACTGGAATGATAGGGCGAGGCTCAGCTCCCGCTGTTGGGAGAGCAATACCTAAAGTTGCCAAAATGATTGGCGAAGGAATACGAACTCGGCCAGCAATCCTTGGGGGGTTTGGACTTGGGGCGGGTGTAGAAGCTCTTAGTGACGACCCTACCGTGCAAGGAGCGTTGGCTAGTGGGCTAGTCGGGGCAGCAGGAATGGCGTCCCCTATCCCGACAATGATCGCACAAGGCGCTCTTCATGCGGGAGATGCGGAGGCGGGAGGAGCTGGCAGCTTACGCTTAATAGTAGATGCCGCAAGAAAAATGGGATTTCATACTCCCGTGTATCATGGCACTCGAAATGCTAGTATAGTTGATGATATACTCAGAGGAAAGCCCTCCGCCAATCAGATAGACAAATATCTTGGCCCGCATGTTGCGGCAGATCCTAGGGTATCAGACGCCTTTGCAACAAAGTTTTATGCTCAGCGTCCCGGAGAAAAAATTGGGACAGATGACCTATCTGGACCCATGCGCATAGGAAAAAGAGAGCGTAATGTGCTAACCATTCCTGGCGGTAATATTTTACCGCTGACCATTCGAGGAGAATATAAGAGCCTTCCAACAGACGCGCAGTTCGGTACCGGAGGTCTTGGCTCTGATCTACTTAGATTGGCTATAACTGACCCGGAAAAGTACAAAATATATCTACAGAATTGGTTACATAATTCATCTCACGGGTGGATGGATGCGGTTGATTCTGAGAAAATACTTAGTGATCTGATTAAAGGTGATTCTGTAGAAATAGGAGTTTTACGCGGAAACAAAGAAGGGAATTTTTATTTTCCAACTCGTAGGATTGGAGATCCGTCTGATTATTTAGGACGTCCTATAAAAACAAATACGGTAGAAGTAAATTCTTTACAGCAGCTAATAGATAAAAATCCGAACAAGGTAAGGACATCCTCGGTCGCTACTCCGGAAGAAGAGCCTATATATAGAATGCTCGCGGACGCATATAAAAACGAACTTAATGACTCCGGATTTTCTGGTATAAAATATATAAATCAATCCATGAAAGAAGTGCCTGTGGGATCAGGGTATGATCCGACCAGTTTTATAATCACTGATCCAGCTGCACTGCGCTCCATGTTTGCAAAATTCAATCCCGCAGACGTAAATAAGACTGGTCTTGGTCTAGCCCAAGGCGGCACCGTAGAAGCCCCAACGGAATCCCCCACCGACTCCGCACCCGATATACAGGCTATAATTACTGCGATGAAAGCATACCACAATGCCTAGCCCAATTTCCGACCAGTCTGCCGATTTCGATTCGCTCGCTCGGGACCTCCCCCCGGACGGCGTTACAGAACTTGAAGACGGCAGCGCGCTTGTTGAGGACCCCTCCGAGACGGTCGCTTCTTCCACCGACGATTTCGGCGCCAACCTTGCTGAAACCCTTTCCGAATTCGAACTCAACACGATATCATCGTCGCTGGTTGAGCTGATTGAAGCGGACAAGACTGCTCGTGAGGAGCGCGACAAACAACAAGCTGAGGGAATTCGCAGAACCGGCCTCGGCGATGACGCTCCCGGCGGAGCGACCTTCGAAGGTGCTAGCAAGATCGTTCATCCGGTGCTCGCTGAAGGGTGCGTGGACTTCTCAGCGCGTGCGATCAAAGAGTTGTTCCCGGCCAACGGCCCAGTCAAGACTAAGATCTTCGGCAAGGTTGATGAGCAGAAACTGGAGAAGTCCCGCAAGAAACGCGATTTCTTGAATTGGTACGTCACTGAGAAGATGCCGGAGTACCGCAGTGAGAAGGAAATCCTTTTCACTCAGCTGCCGCTCGGTGGATCGCAGTACGAGAAATACTGGTTTGACGGTAAACGAGTTCGCATGGAATTCGTTCCGATCGACAAAGTATATCTTCCGTTCTCAGCCAACTCATTCTACACAGCCAGTCGCATCACCCACGAACGCGACCTGACGGAAGCGATGGTTGATGAGCATATTGATTCCGGTTTCTACCGCAATGTTTTCTCCAGTTCAGACGACGTTCCTGAAGAAACGGCAAGCCAAAGCGCAACAGACAAGATTGAAGGAAAAGAGTCCGGCGGATACAACAAAGACGGCGTCCGCGCAGTGTACGAAGTCACATGCGAATGGGACATCGACAAGCAAGGTCGGAAACCGTACGTTATCCACATTGACGAACCGACCGGCAAGATTGCAGCAATCTACCGCAACTGGAAAGAGTCTGACGACACCTACACCAAACTCGACTGGTGGGTAGAGGACAAGTTTATCCCGTGGCGCGGCGCGTACGGAATTGGATTCCCACACCTGATCGGTGGAATGGCAGCAGCCCTTACAGGCTCACTTCGCGCCCTACTAGATTCTGCCCATATCAACAACGCCCCTTCCGCCATCAAACTCAAGGGTGGCCGCGCGAGTGGGCAGAATATCAACATCGATGTGACCGGCGTCACGGAGATGGAAGCGCCGGCAGGCACGGACGACATCCGCAAGATCATGATGCCGTTGCCGTTCAACCCGCCATCACAGGTTCTGTTCCAGCTGTTGGATTGGATCACTGGCCAAGCGAAGGGCGTGGTCGCTACTGCTGAAGAGCGCATCGCTGACGCTGGTAGTCAGATGCCTGTGGGAACGGCGCTTGCGCTCATCGAGCAAGGCTCTCAGGTCTTCAGCAGCATTCACGCCAGACTACACGAAGCCCAGCGCCGCGCACTGAAGATCATCTGCCGCCTGATTGCCGACTACAGCGAACACGCTCTTGCTGATCTTGGTCGTTTTGACTTGGTTCCGGCGGACTTCCTAGACAGCGACGACGTAGAGCCTGTTTCCGACCCCAACATCTTCAGCGAAACACAGCGATTCGCTCAAATGCAGGGTGTCATGCAGCTCGCTGGCGGAGACGTTCAGGATCCTAGCATTCCGTGGAACAAGATCGCCATCCGCCGTCGCATGCTGGACATGCTACGCGTCGACAACACCGACGAATTGCTTCCCAAGCCTCCCGTTCCGATCACTGCCGACCCTGCTCAAGAAAACGTAGCCGTGATGCAGGGCGCGCAGCTCAAAGCCTCACCTGTGCAAGATCACTTAGCCCACATCAAGGTTCATCTGATGTTTGTTCTTCATCCGATGATCGCGGCTTCTCAGGGTCTAGGACAACCCCTCGCAGGGCTCATGGCTCACGTTCAAGAGCATTTTATCCTTGACTACCAACACGTGTATCAATCCGCACTGATGGTCGCTCAAGCTCAGAATCCCGGAGCCAGCCCAGATCAACTCGCTCTTATAGCTGCGATGCAGACTCAACAGGCTACCAGCGCTCACGACCAACAGTTGGCTCCGATGCTTCAGCAAGCGACACAGTTGGTGCAAAGCAAGAATCCTCCGCCGCCGACCGATCCCGCTGTCGAAGCAACATTCAAGGCCGCGATGGCCAACATCGACGCTAAGAAGGCTGCGGACGCCGAAGCTAACAAGCTCGCCATCCAGAAGCACAACGATGAAATGGCCGCTCGTCAGCGAGAGTTTGACGCTGCCCCGATGGTTGAGCAAATGAAGCGCGAGCACGAGGCGCAAATGGAAGTGCTTCGCATGCAGCGCGAGGATGAGCAGAAACAATTCGCGGAAATGATGGCGAATCAGCGCAACGATCAAGACAATCGCATGTCGCAAATGACGGAGCTTCTCAAGAACAAAGACGACAACGACACCGCAGTCATCCTTGAGGCGATGAAACAGCAAATGGCATCTATGCAAGAATCCCTCGTTCAAGCTGAGTCCGGTAGAACTCAGACCGCTGAGATGGCCGACACAGCGCCGATCATGAAGCAGCTGCAAGAGACGTTGAAGCATAGTCAAGAAGCTCAGAAGCAAGACGATCATCGCGCAGCCATGACCAGTATCATGGAAGGATTGAAAGGCGTCACTGAGCATCTCGCCAAACCTAAGATGATCATCAAGGATGAGAACGGTAAGGCAATCGGCATTGGGCCGCAATCATGACCCAAGCCGTCATCGAAGACCGCCGCCACGACCCACAAATCTCTATTGCGGTGATGTCGCACATGGAAGAACGACTGACGGCACACGCGGTACAAATGGAACGAAAGTTCGACAACCATACGAAAGATGAGATGGAACGCTACGCCGAAATCCTCACATTGATCGCACAGTCGAACACTGACCACAACGAACGACACAAGGCGTTACTTCAATCGGTCGAGAGTCACATGGACAAGACAGCAGAAATCTATGACCACTTTGTCGAGGCGTTTCCCGCCGACAAGAAGGGCAAGCCCGACTTTCACGGTCATGCTGCCGCCCACGACTCATGGATTGAAAGCTCCAAGGAAACCAAAGAATTGATCGGCTACGTCAAGAAGATTGTACTGGCGTCTGCTGCCACTGCGCTTGTAAGCTGGGTCACGTTCCTGATCTGGAACGGTGTGCTGCATGGGCCGGCAAAATGATCACCGTCGACCAATACTTCGGCCCTTGGGGAGAGTGTGATGACATCACCGAAGAGCGGCGAGACAACGCTGCTGAGTTACTCCATGCTTGCGCTGCCCTTGAGTATTTTGCTCTCCGCGATGGCGTTGAGTTCCCTGACAATCCTCACACTGGCAGCGGCGTATCTGGACAGACTTACGGAGGGTTCCGACCCCAAGAGTGTACGCAGGGCGCACCTCACTCTAGTCACAAAGAAGGATTGGCAGTAGACCGCTACGACCCAGACGGCAAGATTGACGATTGGTGCATGAGTAACCTGATGACACTGGCGTCCTGCGGCATCTACATCGAACACCCGTCTGCGACTCCCGGTTGGAGTCATTGGACGATCCGCGCACCGAAGTCCGGCAATAGGGTA